CACAAGTGAACCGCAACCTAGTTATTGAGGGTGGCAACTAATGTCAATTAACATCAACATCCTCAGCAATTTCAATAGCTCTGGTTTTGACAAGCTAACCAGAGAACTGAAAAGACTAGACACACCAATAGAAAAGCTTGGTGCAATAACTAGATCGCTGGCTCCAGCCGCAATCATTGGTCTTGGTGCTTTGGCTGTTGGTGCTAACAAATCCGTCACAGAGGCAAACGACCTAGCTGTTGGACTTAGGGAAGTTGTTACCCTAACAGGTCTAACTGGTCACGCAGCAGAGGTCACCTTTGGTAACTTCAGTAGCCTTGTAGCTGACTTATCTAATGAGTTTGGAATTGCACAAAGCGTTCTAACTGGTGGTCTATACCAAGCTCTATCCGCTGGAGTTCCAACAGGCAACGCACTTGAGTTTATGCAAGTTGCCTCACAAGCCGCAATCGCTGGTGTTACAGATGTAGAAACCGCTGTTGATGGTTTGACTACGATCATCAACGCCTTTGGTCTTGATACTGGTCAGGCACAAGCAGTAGCAGATTCTATGTTTGCATCTGTCAAAGGTGGTAAGACTACCTTCGAGGAACTGTCTGCATCTCTTTTCAATGTTGGCCCTGCTGCTGCTGCCGCAGGTGTGTCCTTTACGGAAGTCAACGCAGCTATCGCCACAATGACTGCTGCTGGTGTACCGACTGCTCAAGCAACCACACAAATTCGAGCAGCAATGGTTGGACTACAAAAGCCAAGCGAGGAACTAGATGCTATTTTTCAAGCTCTTGGTTATGAGTCTGCTCAATTGGCTATTGAGAATGAGGGACTTGGCTTTGCCCTTGATGCTGTAAAGACTGCCTCTAATGGTTCTAACGGAACTTTGCAGACACTCTTGGGTTCTGTTGAAGCAGTAGCAGCAGTCAACATTCTTGCTGGTACAGGTGCTGGAAAGTTTGCTGACGAGCTTGAGCGTCAATCTAACGCTGCTGGTTCTGTCAACGATGCCTTTGATGAGATAGACAAGTCAAGGGTTCTAGAGCGTCAGGCCGTAGCTTTTCAGAACATGGGGATTGCCATTGGTAATGTGCTTATTCCTGTCATGGAAGCGGTAGTCCCACTATTTACAGCTTTTGCAGGGTGGGTATCTGAAAACTCAGTTGTTGCTACTGTGCTTGCAGGTGTTCTTGGAGCTTTGGCTGTTGCGATATTAGCTGTTAACTTTGCCCTAAACGCTAACCCGATTGTTAAGATTATCACTTTGATTGCTGCCCTTGTAATGGGTGTTATATTACTGACCAACGAACTGGTCAAACTTTATGGCGGCTGGGATAAATTGTTTGCAGACATTGGTGTTGCGTTTGATAATTTTGTTGAGGGTTTTCGCATTGGCTTTGAAAACATCGGAAACTTTTTTAATTCAACCTTTGAAAACTTAGGTTTAGTTGGAAAATTTGCAATCAACGCAATGATTGGTCTAGTTGAGGGTTTTATTAACAACACGATTTCAGGTATCAACGGTTTGATTGATTTGATAAACACAGTTCTATCTGCTGGCAAGGTAATTGGTATTGAATTGCAGATTGGTAAAATATCTAAGATTTCTATTCCCCGACTTGCCGAGGGTGGAATCGTAATGCCCCGACCAGGTGGAGTGCTTGCCAATATCGCTGAGGGTGGTCAGGCTGAGGCTGTTATCCCTCTTGATAGACTGGGACAGTTCGGTCAAAAGGGTGGCAATGTTTACAACATCAATGTTTCAGGTGGAATGGCTACTGGCCCTGACATCGGTAGATCAGTTGTCAACGCCATCAAAGACTTCGAGCGTCAATCGGGTACAGCTTGGAGAGGCTAATTGTCAATCAAGGTAGAGTTTGGATTCGCTGAGTCAGGCGTACCTGTAAACTTCAACGACATCAGCGCAGATGTTATTAGCGTGGCTGTCACTAGAGGTAAAGACCCACAGCAAGATACCTTCAACGCTGCCTCTTGTTCTATCCAGCTAAACAACGAAACTCGTAACTATGACCCTGATTATGGCCCTAGCCCTTACCAAGGCTTGATTGTTCCAACAGGTGAAGTCAAGGTTTACAAAGAGAACCAGATTATCTTTACCGGATACATTACCGACTGGAACTTTAACTACTCTCCAAGTGGTGAGTCCATCGCCGAGATTGTTGCCTCTGATGCCTTCTGGAATCTAAACAATCAGACTCTTACCGACTACTCACCAACCGAGCAACTTAGCAGTGCAAGAATTCTGGCTGTGTTACTACGACCTGAAGTTGGTGGCACAGCTATCTGGCCTACATCTCAGCGTCTTATTTCTCCTGGTGTTGCAACTATGGGTGACTACGAAGTGAGCAATGGAACTAACGCCTTGAGCTACTTGCAAGAAGTAGAAAGGGCAGAACCAGGCAGACTCTTTATTGACAAGTCAGGTCGCATAGTATTCCGAAGCCGTAACAATGACATCAACAACCCGACCTTTACTTACACAAGAACTAACCTTTGCTACAACCCTAGCTTCGAGAACAATACAACTGGTTGGATAAACACCGCTGGTTCAATCACAAGATCAACAGCCACCGCTTATATCGGTACGGCTAGTGGCAGCCTTACCGCTGGTGGTGTTGCCGAGCAATACTTTGAGTCTGAAGTCGGTGTGGAATACAACTTGTCGGTTTACGCTAAAGCCAGCTCGGGAACTGTGACTGTCGAGGTTGCCTCTTTGACATCACCTAGCGGAACTGCTTACTCACAATACGGAGCTTCAACGGCTACTGTAACAAGTGATGCGTGGACAAGAATTGACACCAACCTAAGTGCCACAAGCCTTTATTCTGGTATGAGCATAAGACAAACCCCATCGGCTAATGCTGTATTCCTTGACGCTATCTTGATTGAAGAAGCTCCTCTTGTTGACGCTTACTTTGATGGTGCTAACGACCCTGTTTACAACTCGACTGACCCTGAAGCACCTGACTATCAGCCCCAACGAGCCTTTGAGTCTTACGAAACCGAATGGATACTTGACTAGTGACAACTTATTCCAATGGCGCTGTAAGAAGGCAAGACCCCTTCTTTGGTTTTAGACCCCCATACAACATTGCTCAACTTATTACCATGCCCGACATCTCTGGCAGGGATGCCCCTGGCAAGACCGGAGCATCAGCCAAGCCAGCCTTAGTATCTGCACTAAACATTGAGGTCACTGCTTACAACAGCTCTAACGCAACTACCAAGTTTGTTATGTGGTCAGGTAGTGGAACAAATGGGTTTTTTACAAGTGCCTTTACCCTACCTAATTCACAGACTCCTTATCTTGTAGGTGCTAATCTTTCAAGACCTGTTTACGCTGGAACAACCTATTGGATCGGTTTTACAAAGGAAACAAGTGCTCAAGTAACTTACTCTGTTGACACTGCCTTTAGTGCTTCAATCAAGATGGATAACACCGCACCAGACGCTAACTTTACCGACAACGGAGTGGTTCGTGTTGGTGGAGTAACACTATCAAATGGTTCGTTAGTTTTTGAGGTTGTCTTTGACACACTACCTATTGCCCCAGGCACTCCGACTGCCAGCTCAACTGGAACAAGTGCAACTATTACATGGACAGCACCCACCGACGATGGTGGTCAAGCTGTTAGTAGTTACAGAATCCAACGATCAACAGACAACATAAATTTCAGCACAATCGTTGCCAGCACCGGCAACACCCTTCTTACCTACACTGATTCAGGTCTTACCCCAGGAACGACTTACCACTACCGAGTTGCTGCTATTAACTCAGTTGCTGTGGCTCATGGGTCTGACTACTCTGGCCCTTACAGTTCATCGGTTGAGATTACCCCTGCTTTTCCTGCCTCACCTGGCAACGCTGCTTCTTTGCTCACAGTTACAGTTGCCAACCCTGAGCCAGTTGCTGTTGATTTCACAGACTCTGGTACTGGCATTAGGTTCACAAAAATAGATGTCAGCTACGGCTCTGAGTTTCTTTACACAGAGATTGAAGCCTCAACTCAAGACCCAGCAACCGTCACACAGCTTACTGAAGCTCCACGATCTAAAGAACTTTATGGAGTTAGGTCTTATTCCCTTACTAACCTTTTGAACTCAACCGACGCTGAAGCTTTCGATGTTGCAAAGGACTACCTGACTTACTACTACGAGCCACAGCTAAGAGTGGACTCCATCACTGTTGACCTAAGCAACCTAAGCCTTGAGCAACAACTTGAAGTGCTAAATCTTGAAATTGACTCATTTATCACTATTAGCTTTACCCCTAACGGCGTTGGTGATCCAAAGATTACGGCTGGACTTATCACAGGCATTTCGCACCGCATAACGATAACTAGCCATGAGATAGAATTAAGGCTTAGAAACAACCGAAACTTGTTTATATTAAACAGCGATAGTAAGGGTATTCTAAACCAAGATGTATTAGGGCCATAGTTAGGAAACCATGCCAAGAAAAGAATTTGAGGGATTCACAAGGCTCGATGCCTCTGATGTAAACACTTATCTAATGGATCAGTCTGTTATGACCTTTGGCTCAGCCACAGCTAGGGATGCAGCTATTGACACCCCAGTCGAGGGAATGGCAGCCTACCTAAATGACTCCAACATTTTGTCACTATATGACGGAAGTGCTTGGAAAAATAGCTTGGCGACAACTGGTGGGATTCTACAGGTTGTTTCCACAACCAAAACCGACTCTTTTTCGGCTTCAGTTGCATCTCAGGCCAGCTCATTGGTTACTGGTCTAACCGCAACTATTACGCCGTCAAGTGTTAGTTCTAAAATTCTAGTGATTGCTAATGTCAATGGTTCAGGATCGGGTCGAAACAGCTTTTTTGCAGGGCTTGACGCTGGCGGTACTTTGATTGCAATAGGTGATGCAGCCTCATCAAGAACGAGGGTTGGTGGCGGACAGTATGTCCTAGCTTCCTCAGATACTGATCATGGGGCAACTATTTCCTTAAACACTTTACATTCTCCTGCTACGACTAGCCCCATAACTTATGGCGTAAAAGTAATAAATTCTAGCGGCGGAACTTTAACTCTTTATGTGAATAGGTCGCTTGGAGATACAAATAACAGTTCTAACTTTAGAAGTGCAAGCACAATCACCCTTATGGAAGTAGCCGGCTAATGGATATCTCACTTGTTCTTACTTATAACTATCCAGATTCAGAATGGATAATGAATGGTGATGATTATTCTGGATTGACTTGGTTATCCGATACTCCACAGCCAACAAAAGAAGTCCTAGAAAAACAATGGCCGGAAGTCCAAGCTAAAATTGCAAAACAAGAACAAGCAAAAATTGACTCTAAAGATTCTGCTATCAAAAAACTCCGCGCTCTTGGACTTTCTGTTGATGAAGTTGAAGCAGCCTTTGGACTTAAAAGCTAATGTCTGAGGAAACTACTTCAGTTCGGATTACTCAGGCCGACATCTACAAGAAGCAACTTGAGCATGGACAGATTCTTATCCAGGTGTTGCAGAAACTAGATCACCTTGACGATGTGCCGGAAAGAATCAGAGAAGTAGAACTCACATTAGCCAGACTTGCTTGGATTGAGAGAGTAGCCTACACAGGACTTACAGCAGCAGTTGTAGCCATCATCGGATTACTAATTAGCACGATAGGAAAATAATGAGCTGGTACCCAAAGGTTGCAGGAATACAAGACAACGGATTCGGTGGCTCTCGCAATGGGCAAGCCATCAACGGAGTAGTGATTCACCATGTCGCAGGAACTAACGGACTGAACTATGTTGCTAACAAGAACCCACGCAACTCTCACCCTACCTATCACATCTCCAACTCAGGTGCAGTAACAGGAATCGTAAACCCTGAGCGCAGACCTTACTCAACAGGTGGACAGCCTGACCCTAGTGCTGTGACCTTTGAGATTGACAACTCATCTGTCGGTGGAGATTGGCCTGTGTCATCTGCTGCTATCGAGGCTTTGATAGATGTCATCATCTTTCATGCAAGCATCTCGCCAAGAGCTAACCGAGGCTTTGCTAAGAACATCAAGACTCAGGTACAGAGCGAGTTCTTTATCGCTTGGCACCAGCAGTATTCAGCTACCGCTTGCCCAGGGCCATTTGTAATTTCACAGCTTGACTACATCGTTGCCGAGTGCAACAAGAGAGCATCTCAGGCAGTCGCACCTGTCGCACCGGTTATCCCAAGCCCACCACCAGCCAGCAACAAGCCAAGACTTATTAGATTCTTGAAGCGTGGATCAACAGGCTCAAATGTCAAGTACCTTCAAAGCGTTCTAGGTATCAAGGCTGACGGCATCTTTGGCCCTATCACCGATGCTCC